AAATACTTTCTGTTCTGGATTTTAACATAAAAATCTGGAAAGTATCGATGACGTTTACCATCAACAGGTGAAATATAAGGAATGATAATCTCTTCGCTACCCCATTCTTGTACAGATGAGGTGATGTCACACCACTTCATAAACTTATATTCCCAAGAGGACCTATAAATAATGTTAGTGGGGTCACCTTTATACTTTCTAGGATAAGAAGGTCGATATTTTCCTTGATACCTCATAAATATAATATAGTTTCACATAGTATTTAGGAAAAAGTAGTGAGTGTTTACAAATATCCATTGAGACCACCATCACCTGACACAGGACCGAACGAACAGTTCCCTACTGAGGCAGTTGATTACGTCATGATGCATAGATTTAGAATCAAGTATGATGATAAGGATACTGGTTATGCAGGATTAAATGTACCTAACAGTACAGTAAACAGACAGTTGAATAGAAGTAGAGTATATATTGCAATGCCAAAGGCAGTACAAACAGCATACCAAGCATCATATAGTAAGGTTGACTTAGGTGTTGGTGGTGTAATGGCAGCAGCATTAGTAGGAGGAGGAACAGCAGGTAACTTAAGTTTTGATAAAGTAGCAGACGCAATACAACAAGGTGCACAAGCAGGACTACCTCAAGGTACTGCAAATATAATAGCAAACGTTGCAGGTGCAGCAAACAAACTAACAGGTGTAGGGGGAGGTGCTAATGCCAATCAACTAATGGGATTATCACAAGGTAGAGTATTCAACCCTTTCTCAGAGCAAATCTTTAACGCAATGTCGTTTAGAACTCATAACTTCTCATTCAAAATGTTTGCTCGTTCAAAGAAAGAAGCAACTGAAATATATAAAATCGTAAGGTATCTTAAAACTGGAGCTCATCCTAAGGTTGCAGGTGGTGGTGCAAATATATTTGATTTAAAAGATGATATAGAAGATGCAAAGAATGATGAGAAAGAACAACTAGAGGCACTAGATCAGTTGAATGGTATAGAAGCATTGACAAGTTCTAGATACTTTGAAGTACCAGATAAATATAGAATCAAGTTTGTTAGAATGGATCCCAACGGAGGTAGTATAGTAAGTTCACATCCTGAGTTACATTTTAGAATAGAAGACTCAGTGTGTACAAACATGAGTGTAAACTACACACCCGATGGGCAGTATACTTCATTCAAAGATACAGGTGATGCTTCATCTATGATTTCTGTTCCAGTGATTCAGATAGACATGGCATTTACTGAAACAAAACTACTCAGTCAGGCAGACGTACAGGCAGGTTACTAATGGCAGCTTATTTTACTTACTTTCCAAATGTATATGTTGGCGAAGGCATCACAGATGATGAAGCATATCGCTATCGTTTAGTAAAAAATATATTTCGTAGAGTAAAAGTTAGAGAAGACTTAGATCAATATGTAACTGCATTTGATGCTTACTCTATCAGAGATACAGATACACCATCTTCCTTAGCACATCAGTTATTTCAAAACGCTAAGTTAGACTGGGTGATACTACTCTCTAATAATATAACAGACTTCTATGAACAATGGCCTAAAAATAATAATGATCTACTAGCATACATTCAAGAAAACTATAACAGTGAAGATGGAGTTCATCACTATGAAACTATTGAAGTAAAAGATGGTGATACTGTAATAACAAAGGCAGGTATAGAAGTATTAGATTCATTTAGAACTGTGATGCCAGATGGAACTACAAAATCTGCAGAACAATCTAGGTATCCTGTAAGTAACTATGAGCATGAAGTGTATAAGAATGAACTTAAGAGACAAATAGTTTTACCTACACCTACATTAGTTGACTTAATGATAGATGAGTTTGAAGATGCAGTAGCATATGAACAGCACCCAGAACTAGATGATGTAAACAATAAGAAAACCCCACTGTCTATTGCAGCGAGGTTTGTTGATGTTGCAGGTTTTGTTAGTGCCAGTGTGTCTAGACAATCAGCAGCGACTAGCACAACTACATTTGATTATGGTCCTTCTGGTTCTAATACTACGTCAGGAAGCGTAGGAGTTGCTACCACTTCAACAGCGACTACATCTACCACAACTAGTGATACATCTAGCACAACTAGCAGTACATCTAGCAGCAGTTCAAGTTCTTCTTCGAGCAGCAGCTCAAGTTCTAGTTCTAGTTCTTCTTCTTCATCATCCTCTTCTTCTGGTTCTTCTAGTTCCTCAGGTTCTTCTGGTTCTTCTGGTTACGGAGGTTACTAAAAAACTAAAGGGGTCAAAATTTTGGCGGAAAATTTTTAAGCGATATTTACAAACTAAAAGTCATTTTCGGACTACAAGGATGTCACCATCATCATCCTCTTCCTCTTCATCTTCTTCGTCTTCTATTCCTCTGAAGACTAGCAACTCAGTTCCAGTCTCAACTTCATCCATCTCTGGATGTACTCTTCTCTTGATTGGTTTATCCATTTGATATATTGCAGTCATTGACTTAAACATAAATGCAAAAGTTGCTCCAAATAATACTACAAAGAAACACAGGTATATAAAGACTGCCATATCACTCATCGTTGAAATAGTTTTTGTATTGGTACTTGTTTTAGTTTATCAAAGACGTCAACCTCTACTCTCTCAACTATCCTATCGAGAACGTCTATATCTATCTCCATGAAAGGAGGAATGATACCTAATAATCTAAGTAATCCATCTACAAATAAAGCAAGAGCTGTGAATCCTAGTATCATACTGATAACAGTAGCATCACGATTATGCTTTGCCATTGATGCTTCATCAATCTTTCTTGCTTCATCAATAGCGTACTTGATTAGTTCGTCCACCTCTGCTTTCGTATAGGTATCTTTATTCATAGGAATTCGTACTACCTCCGTAAGGGGGAACTCTTTAAGTATCATTTCTACCATAGACTATCCTCCGTCTATTTGACATCCAACTAGTGCACCACTTACAACACCTAATGGTATTGACCATCCCATAGCATCTTTTTCAGACATTGCTGCTGCAGCACCACCACCTAGGATTGCTCCTAAGAATGAACCTTCTTCACATGAGTTTAGATCAGGACCAGTGTGGTCTGGGACTGGTTTAGTTCTAGGACCATAGTCAGGATAAGAAGGTCTGTATGGTCTGTGTCCTAGAGACCAACATGGGACTTCTTCTGTATCGTAATAACGATTAATGTATCCTTCACCATAATGACTTCTGTATGGTGGGATATACTCTTCACGAACTACTTTTCTATAGCAAGTCTGATTAGTAGTATGACCTACCGTCCTATAGTAGTAATCCCCCGCCATAGCAGCAGGGGATGATAGTGCGAGTATGGTTGCTAGTGCAATCTTCATTCTTCCTCGGCAAGTTTTGAAAAGTAACTAAGTGCATCTTCTTCATCTTCTACAGGTGAAGAGGCAACTGCTTTCTCTCTGAAGTTAGATACTTCAGCACCCCATGAAGGTGATTTACCTTCTGATAAATCTTCAAGAGACTCATCTATAGGAGCAGGAGTTGGAGCAGCACTGATACCAAGAACCAAATCTAAACGTGCTTTTAACTTCTCGTAAGACTTGAAGTTCTTTTGTGCTTCAAAGTCAGCAAGAGAGTATGCTTGTTTCCAGATTGATTCTAGTTTAGCATCATCTTTAAGAAGAGGTGCAGGAGCAGAGAACTCTGACTTGTCATAGTTCCAATACCCATCTACTTTGCGTATCTTTAACTTAAAGTCGGCACCTTCCCAGAAGTTGAAGGGATCTAATGCTTTCTCGTCAGCAAATGCAGGTTGCATTGCTTCAACAAGTTTGTCAAAAATCTTCTTACCATACTTATAAAGGAATACTCTTCCTTCATTCTCTGGGTGTGTGGGATCTGACACAACGTAGATGTTTGAGTAGTAAGAAAGTTTTCTCTTCTGTGCTCTTGCTTGAGCACGTTGGGATGAACCTTCACCACCTGCGTTCCATAGTTCTGTGTTGTACTCAGAGACAGGATCTTGTTTGCCAAGAGTAGTCAAAGAGTTTTCGATGTACCATTGTCCACCAGGACCTTTGAATGCATGACTCCACACTTTTGCAAATGGAAGTTCTTCACCATCAGGTGCAGGTAGAAATCTGATTACCGCATAACCATTACCAGACTTATCTAGTTCTGGTTTCCAAAGTCTTTCATCAACATTAGATGATGCAGACTGAGGTTGATTGAGTTTCTCAATCTCTTGTGTCAGTTTTGCTAGAGTGTTTCCTGTAGAGGAAGCTTTCTTTAGTGAGGCAAAAGACATAAACGTATTCTCCGTATTTTTTGTATTGTTTGGATTGTTACTTTATAATCGTAACACACTATTTAGGTGTTGTCAAGTTCTTTTTTTGCTGCTTGTTCTAATGTCGTGATCATCTGTTCCATACAATCATTGAGGTCTTTAAAACCAAATGCTTGAGTAAGTGCACTGATTCTTTCTTTCATATCTGCTGCCTCTGGGTCTGTCTTAGACGCTAGTTGTAGTCTAAAATAAAATGTTTTCTGTTTCTCTATAAGACCTTTACATGCATCAATATGATCTAATCTATCCTCTACACTCATGTGAGGAACTGCTGACGTTAGTGCAGATATCTTTTGATAGGTGCTAAAGATATCATTAAGATTTTCTTGGACTTGTTCTGATTGAAAAAAACTCATAGCTTTGTGTTGATTACATCTAATACTACACCCCTATACTTCTTACAATCTACCTGTAAGAATGGTTGATACTTTACTATTCTCATCTTAGTGTCATCCCATATAGGGTCAACCAATACTTTAGTTAGATCATTTACATACCCAAGACATGTCTCAAATATTACTAATGTCTCTAATGATATGTCATTAGCATAGAAACGTTTGAGTATGTTAGGATGCTTACCTTTACTTGCTTTGAATATATCACCAAATGATTTATCGTAGGGTGCTTCGAGATCATCTAGCAATGCATTCACATCCTGTTTAAATTTATATGTCAACGACTCCTTTTTATGTTTCCACTTGGTGTAGTTATCTACACTAAATGATTTGATGTAACCTTTGGGATCTTCTATAAAGTTAGCAATAAAATATTCTATGATCTCATTATCATTATACTTTACTGCTAACTTCTTAAAGAAATAACGGTCAAGTCTTTGCTCAAATGATTTCTCATTCGCACGAACCTTTCCGTTATACTTTACAAAGTCGTAGTTCTTTTTAGTGAAGTGATTTTTGAGTGCTAAGTAAGTTCTGTATACTTCAAACCCTGTCACAGTGGTAGCACTCCCTTTGATGTTGCCTTCATATAGTTGAGACGTTCTGCCTCATGTCTTAAACGTTCCTTTAGTGGTTTAGATAAGAGCTTAGGAACAGTTTCTATTTCGATTTCATTCTCTGCACAGTAAGTTACTACTGCTTCGATGTATGATATAAGTCCACCACTAGTTTTAACTAGGCGTTCTATTTCCTGAGAAAACTTAGTCGGTGTAAGAAACTTATCGTCAGCATCCTTCTTGGATTTCTTTGCGGTTTGTTTCTTAAAAGGGTCTTTCCCTTTGACTTGTTTATCTATCATTATGGAAAGAGACGAACTCATTGATGTAGGTTTTGAGTAGCTGTAAATAGTCATCAAGATTGTATTTCTCAAACACTTGTGTAGTTCCCTCTTCTGTGGCAATGAGTGTGACAATTTTCTTTACCTCGATTCCAGATCGTTCTAGGAACATTGCTGCGTATGCAGTTTCTTGAACGAAATAACTTTCGATCCAATCTTCCTTTTTTTCTTTGGTTGAAGTTTTAAAATCTATCACTGCTAACTCGCCA